CTCCAAAGAAAGTGGATAAGACTACTGCAAAGGCAGAAACGCCATAAATAACTAGAAAGTAAGAACAATGCCATACCACGTTAAAACACCAGGTCAATTAGAAGTTGGTGATGTATATTGGAAGGGTGATAACAGTTGGACAGAAACTTATGCTGATCGCAAACAGTTTGCTAATATAGCAGATGCAAATGCGGTGAAAGCAACAACTGTTACCCAGAATGGTATAACTTATGCACCTAAGTGGTTCGCAAATTCGACAGTAGTTACTGAATGATGAAAAGTTTTAGGCAATTTATCACAGAAGTCTACGATAAAGAGTTATCAACTGCCACTCGCCAACCTGGTGAGGGTGGTAGAGTTCGCACATCAAGAAAGAAAACTGATAGTGAGATAAGAAGAGTTAAAGCAGTAGGTGGTGGTAAAACTGCACCTGTTCAATCATATAAGGATAGGAAAGATATTGGTACACAGAAACCAAGATCCCAACGTGAACAACAACCAACTCAAACAAGAGGAAGTGCTGCTTTATCTCCTAGAGAAGCACAACGCAAGGCAGCGATAGAGAGAAGAGCAGCGAAGTCTGGTGCTAAAACTAAAACAGCAACGGAGTTATTAGCAACTAAAACTAAAAAAACTGTTGATCCTAAGTATAAACCACAGAAGGCAAGTGGTATGACTCAGAGTGAAAGAGAAGCAGTAACTAAGAAGGGTGAAAAGAAACTTAGAGATCTAAGATTACAAGCAACTGGAAAGACTAAAGAAAGTGAATTAAAGTATCCTATTACTAAGAAAGAGATAGCAAGAAGAAGAAAAGCATCTAAGTGAATGTAGGGGGTCTTGAATAAAGTGTCCCTATAGTGAAGGGATACTACAGGGTAACGTCCAACAGACTTCGCACGTGCTGTGACCCACCTTCCACCTATAACGTCCTTCTAAGCGTCTGTATGGCGTTTTAGAGGATTTTATGGTATAATAGTTATTATGGTTATTACTTTATGATTAAACTGCGTGACCACCAACTTGCAATACTTAATACTTTACAAGAGAATCGTAAGGGTCAAGTTATTGTACCTACTGGTGGTGGCAAAACTATTTGTATGATTGAGGATGCAAAGTATCAATTTGCAGAGAATAGTTTACCTAAAACTATGGTAATTGTTGCACCTCGCATACTATTAGCACAACAATTATGTGAAGATTTCTTAGAACTAATTGATGATGTAGATGTACTTCATGTTCACTCAGGAGAGACACATCACAAAAGTACAACTAAGGCAGATGAAATAACATATTTGGTTAACAATAGTACCGATAATGTATTAATATTTACGACCTATCACTCTCTTCATAGAATACAAGAAGCAGAGATTGATGTGGATACAATATATTTTGATGAAGCACATAATAGTGTTCAGAAGAATTTTGTTGAGGCAACTGAGTATCATTCAATGTATGCTAATCGTTGCTATTTCTTTACTGCTACACCTAAACATTCTAAGACTCCTTTTAAGATAGGAATGAATGATTATGACATTTATGGTAGAGTATTAGTTAATGTACCAGCACCTAAGTTGGTGGATGAAGGTGTAATATTACCACCCAAAGTTACTATCAAGAAGATAGATGTCGTGGATGATAGTAGATTTAAGCATGAGCATGATTGTGACCATGTAGTATCAACTATTGATGAGATTGACATTGATAAAGTATTAATTTGTGCAAGATCTACCAAACAGATTGTTAATCTAGTATCACAATCTGATTTTTGTATTGAACTAAGAGATCGTGGATATTCTTGGATGTATATTACTGCCAAAACTGGTGCAGTTGTTGATGGTAAGAAAGTTGATCGTGAATGTTTCTTTAATACTCTCAATGAGTGGGGCAAAGATGATACTAAGAAGTTTGTAGTATTACATCATAGTATTCTTAGTGAAGGTATCAATGTATCAGGATTAGAAGCAGCAGTATTTTTAAGAAACATGGATTACATTACTATTAGTCAAACTATTGGTAGAGTAATAAGAAAAGGAGGTGAAAATAAAACTTTTGGATTGATTTCTGTACCAGTATATGATAGAGTGGGTATCAGCACATCCCGTAAAGTTGAAGCAGTTGTTGATACTATCTTCAATCAAGGTCAACCAGCAATTTCTGTAATTACCAAATGAAGGATACAATACTATTTGGAGATTGTCTCCAAACTCTGAAAGAATTCGATGAAAAAGCGAGGTGTTGCATTACATCTCCACCTTATTATGGTTTAAGAGATTATGGAGGGGAGGATTGTCAGATAGGACAAGAAGAATCTCCAGAAGAGTATATTCAAAAATTAGTATTAGTATTCCGAGAGGTGCGTAATAATCTAACAGATGATGGAACATTGTGGTTAAACATTGGTGATAGTTATTATAACTATCGACCTGGAAAAGGTCAAGGATTAGTTAAACAAACTGTTTCTGCTACTAAACAAGATTTACCAGACAAATGTGCAAGACGAGGTAATAAATTAGAGGGATTAAAAGAAAAAGATTTAATCGGAATACCTTGGATGTTAGCATTTGCATTGAGGGAAGATGGATGGTATTTAAGACAAGATATTATCTGGCATAAACCTAATCCAATGCCTGAAAGTGTGAGAGATAGATGTACTAAATCCCATGAATATTTGTTCCTCTTAAGTAAGAACAAGAAATACTATTATGACAATGAAAGTATCAAAGAACCTGCTAAAGATTGGGGTACTCGTGATAGATCAAAAGGCAAATATCATAATAAGGGTACAGGATTACAACCTCATTCTGGTCTTACTAAATCATATCCAACAAAGAATAAAAGATCTGTTTGGAGTATAACAAATAAACCATATAGAGGGGCACATTTTGCAGTATTTCCACCCGATTTAATAATACCATGTATAAAAGCAGGTAGTGAGAAAAATGATATAATTCTTGACCCATTTATGGGTAGTGGTACAACTGCTATGGTTGCAAAAGATCTAGGTAGGTATTACATAGGGTGCGAATTGCATGAGGATTATGGTAATTTAATGCAAAAACGTATAGGAGAAGTGAGAGGAGATTTAAAAGAGTTCTTATGATGACAATAGTGCTTGATAAAATTGTGTATAATTTAACTTAATTGATCCATTTTTCCTAACTGATCTATAACCACATAATTTAACAATATCAGATTTACTTAAGTCTGTGTTTTCTTTAATTGTTTTGATTAGTTGGTTTCCAGTTAGCATAAAATAATTTCTTTCGTTACTTTCATTATAACAAATGAAAGATCCCTATTTAATATATAAAAGTTATATATTAACATTTATTGATATAAACAAGGGGTCTTGACTAAAGTGTCCTTATAGTGAAGGGTCAGGTTAGAATCCTGATTAAACAGCGTAGAGGTCTAAAGATGCTTGTGCGTTTAAATCCAGTAGGAGCGTTTAGCGAATCTGGAGTCACGAAGTAACATCCAATTGGATATCCAATGTTATGGATGGGAACCTTAACGGACTAGTAGTGATACAATTCCTGCAATTACTCTCTGCCCTTCACCCTATTGTTTATTTTTTGACTACATGGCAACACGCAGAAGAACTTCAGCAACTCGCAAGACTGCTAAATCTGCTACACCCATTGTTAAGGAATCGAGGGCAAGTGTTAAGAAAGTTACAACAACTGCCCCTAAACGTGTAAATAAAGTTACACCGAAAGAGGTAATTAAAGTGACAGAAGTAACACCAACTCCCGTAAAAGATACCCTTAACTTAGAGAAACTATTCAAGGATTATCCTCGTGATGGTTTCGCACTTGCTCTCCTTCCTTTACTATTACTGGAAGCATTAACCAAAGAAGGGTTAAAGTTAGCAGGTGTAATTTCCTAAAGTTTATTACATTGGGGATTTACAATCCCCATTTTTTATGTTATTATTTAATTGATTATTATGCAAAACAAACACATTGAACACCCAGAAGATATGGTGCTAAGTGGTGATCTAAATGTGTTAAATTGGTTCACCACTAATGGTAATATATCAGCAAAGATTGATGGTTCTCCAGCAATAGTTTGGGGAACTAATCCATCTAATAATAAATTTTTCGTAGGAACTAAAAGTGTCTTCAACAAAAAACTCATCAAAATCAACCATAACCATACCGATATTGATAGAAACCATCAAGGAAAAGTGGCAGATATTTTGCATATCTGCTTTGATAATCTTCCTCATACAAGTAATATCTACCAAGGTGATTTCCTCGGTACTGGTGGCATTGATTCTTTCAATCCTAATACCATCAGATACATTTTCCCAGATAAAGTTTCCCAAGAAATAGTAATTGCACCGCATACATCTTACACCGCTAAATGTGATTTAAGAGATGCGATTGCAAGTCCTATTAGTGACAAACAAATCATATCTTTATGGCAAGATGCAAAAGATGTTCTATTTGTTCGTCCCTATGTAACAATAGACTATCTTAGAGATACTATACATCAATCATGTAAGTTTGCAAAACAGATTGCAACATTGTGCGAATTTCCTACTGTTAAGAAACAGATAGCAAGAATAAAGAAGCAATTAAATACATGTATTCGTGAAGGAATTGAGATAGATGATATTACATTAGAGGCACTTGCTAGTGATAACAATTGTGACGTGAATGTATTGCGTTTGTGGCAATTAGTCAGGACAATTAAGTTGGATATGTTTAATTATATCACCGTAGATGATGATATTGAATGTTATATTGAAGAAGAAAGATGTGACCATGAAGGTTATGTTATGTCAAATGAGTTTGGTACATTTAAGATCGTTAATCGTGAAAATTTTAGTAGAGCAAACTTCAATCTATCTCCAATGAATCAATAACAACAAGGGGTCTTGACTAAAGTGTCCTTATAGTGAGAGACAGTTACAGGTCAAACTACTCTGACAGGTGATGCAAGTTGTACGGTTTACCGAGCAATACACAAGCATCATACTTCATCTTAATTAGACTGAGTAAATCAGTTAGCATAGATGAGATAGAAGCAGAGACATGACGTTTGATTAAAATTACTTACCTGTAATGTCTCTCCCACTAATTCACATTTTTTGGAGCATTTATGTCAACTTTACCTGAAAGAATTCTCGATTGGACTGAAACCTATTGCGAATCTTTGACGGAAAATTACAAACAACATAGTATAAGTATGCACCAAAACTTTACATCTGAATGGTCAAAAGATCAGTTAGAAAGTATAAAGAATGGTACTGCTAATCTTACTAACTTTGTTATAAAGAATGGTCGCAAGTATTACAAGATTATGCAACGAGAATTTGATACTTTCCAAGATCGTAATGAATGGCGAGAAGGAAGTGTTCATGCTTTCGTTGATAAGAATACTGGCGAAGTATTCAAACCAGCATCATATAACTCACCAGCAAAGCACGTTAGATATGATTTAAGAGTCATAAATGATCGTGCTAAGTTACATGATCCCCGATATACTGGGTGGGCAGGTGGTTATCTCTACATGAGATAATCCTTGCTCTTAAGTATAACTAATTAATGCACATTTCGAGGACAAACTAATGCTTTTTGATGTAAAACTTTATGTTGGTGGTAAACTATTCACCGAATCTGTTCATGCAGTTAACAGAAATGATGCAATAGATACTGCCAAAAATAGAAATCCACACGCCAAAGTTATTGGTGTTAATCCTAACATAGGAGGGTAATTATTATGAATTATGCAACACCCTATGATATAGGAATTGGTGACAGAGTAACATATAAGGGCAGCGATTATGATGTCTTTATTAATTACATTAAAGGAGAAACTGATGCAAAAGGTTATACTCCTACAATGAATCGTACTGTCTTAATTGATAGTATGGACACAATAATTACCTGTCTTGATTATAAAGAATTAGATGTAATTGAACAAATTACAGATCATGGGAGGTTAATTTAATGAACTTTACTACCAAAGATTTACAGACTATTCTTTATAGTTTAGAAGGGTATATGCAAGGTAATG